CTATTCCTGCCTCATAAACCGTTGCATCAATTCCATAGCGCGGGGGTCGGAGTTCTGCCCGGCCTGCTGCCGCATCTGCGCGAGCAACTCCGGGTTTATCTGCCCGGCTGCGGCCTGCTCCTTCAGGGCTTTCATATCGGCCAGCAGTTTGTCCGCAAAGGGCAAAGACGACGTATTAGACAGGAATATTTCGAGGGGAATCTGCCCGGCCTTGAGAAGTTCCAATAATAGCTCGTCTGCCATTTGTCGATAGACAGGGGTATCGTTCGACTTTTTGACGGTGAGGTTGAAGTCGATGATTTTCCTGACCATTTCCGGCTCGTAATAACGTGCGGCCCGGTCGTAAGCCCTTCCGTTCAGGTCTATGTAGCGGCGTTCGTCGGTGTACTGCATGATGACTTTGAGCAGCTTTTCGTCGCGCGCCTTGCAGAACAGATTGAAGCATTTGAACAGCATGGCAAGATTTGTCAGGGAGTTCTGCGTTTCCTGCGCATAGAGGCTGCTGGGCGTCCCGGCGCGCGGTGTCTGTCCCTGCACGGCGTTGGAGAGGCCGGAGATCTGCTGCATGATTTGCATTTCCTGCGCGAACATTTCCCAAGCCCCGATGTCTGTGCCGTTTACGGCAATCTGCCGGGGCAGCCTGTCGCCCGCACCTTTGCGGAGCAGTATCACGCCGTTGGTTTTCACGTATTCCCGGGCGAAGTCGTCGATGTCCATGCCGTCGGGTATGGCTTCTTCGGGAACCATGAGCAACCCTTTGGCCGAGCTTCCGATGATGAAGTCGAGCATCGTGAGCAGGCGGTTGATATAGCGCTGAATGTCGATGATGTCCGAAAGCAAAGCCTTGAACTTGCCGTCGAGCAGCGGCAGCGTGCCGAGCACATAAGGGTGCTGCTCGTGCGTGTAGGGCGTTTCCATTTCCTTGATGCAGTAACCGTTCGGCGTCAGGTAACGTACCCGCCAAAAGTATTCGTACTGTTCGCGCGCAAAAACGGTTTTTATATCCTCCGGGGTCAGCCCCGCCGCCATGCCCGCTTCCAGCCGCCGGGCGTTTATTGCCTCGATGTCGGCGAGTTTCAGGTCCGTGTGTACTTCTTCCGTCCCGTCGGCGTAATCGTGACAGTACAGCACCCAGCGTCCTATCTTTTCCCATACCTCGATAACGCGATATTTGGCCGGGTCGTTCGGGACCAGAAAACTCAGGTTCCGCAACTGCCCGCCCTGTTCGTTAAAAATTCCCTCCAGCCCCGCCGCATCCCGGCACGCGCCGTAAATCTCCGCAAGGGCCTTCTCGTCCGCCCGGCTCGTGGCGAAATTCCGCACCAAGTCCGCAAAAGTATAGTCGTGCAATTCGCCGATTCGCCGCAAGTCGAACAGCCGCACGTCCTCGATGTCGGCATTATAGAACAGGCGATTTATGTTGACAAGGTCTACCTTGCCGTCCGTTCTGTTCTTCGTGCTCCAGTAGTCGTATCGCACTTTCCCGCACACGATGCCGGTCACGCACAACTCAATAAGCGCGACAATATCCAGTTTTTCGACCTCGTTGAGTTCGTGACAGGCTTGCAGGGCATTGGTCAGCATGTTGCCCAACTCCTGATCGTCCCGCGTGCGGGCGTAGACGACCGGCTGCGAGGGCGAGTTAATCATGTGGCCGACGATGTTTTTTAAAAACTGTTGCAGATAATTGTGTTTGAGGGGCGTTCGCCCGCTGCGTGAAATCAGCACGTCCTCGCGTATCATCCGGCCCGGACGGTCGGGATCGGGCACGACGTCGCTCCACTGGTCGCCGTCCTTGTAGCGCACGTTACGCTCGTGGTCGCGCCGCACTTCCGCAAGCGCGTCCCAGTCCTGACTGCACCGCAGAAGCAGGTCGAGATATTCCGTCTTGTAGCCAATCCGTGTGCGCCGCCGCTTTTCCGCCTGTATACCGGCTGTCCCGCCGGCAAGAGCCTTCAGCCGCTTACCGTCAATTTCCCGTAACATATCTTTCATCTGTTTGTAAATATTCTCTCATCGTCGCATCCAATTCTTGCTGTAACTTTTCATACTCCGCAGAACCGGGGTTCGTCCCGGCCATGACCTTCCGGATGCGGTTCACGATACGGTCGTACTCCCGGAACAGCCGCACACGCTCCAAATCGCGCCGTGCCTCCGGGCCTGCGGTTTCTGCCCGGTCGCCCATGCGCCTGTACCGGGCCGCAAGGTTGGTCATGCGCTCTTTCATCGTGTAGTATCGGTTTGCGGGATTCTCCTTTCGTGTCGTGCCGTATAGACGGTTTATAATCGGAAGATCATAGCTGTTCAACTCCGCATCCGGTTCTACGAGCGACTGTACCGTATGTACGACATCCTTTACGAATTTGCCCATGCCGCCGCCGTAATAGGTCAGGACGTGTTCGACGTGCGAGGGGTTCCACTCGAAAAGGCCCCGCAACAGCGGGTCTATTTCTCCGCTCTGCCGCAGGCCGGCCGGAGTGTCGCGGTCGCCGCCGCCCAGCGCGTTCAGTCCCCGGCAAAAGGCGAGAATCGCCCGATTTACATTTTTCAGCCCCATTTCCGACAGTGGATAGTTCGGCGCGTCGTCGAAGGTCCGTTTGCCCACCGGATAACCGAAAGTGTCCTCCTTCGCGTACCATATATCGTAAAACGGCGTCGCGGCAGTCGGCACGACGACGCGCGCCAGATCGCCCCTGTCCGTCGGCGATGCCACCGGCGAGAAATCCTCGTACAGCACGTTCCACATGCTACGGGCACATTCCTCAGCGGTGATTTTGCCCTTGTAGGCATCGTGCAGCAGTACGCCGATTCCGTGAAAGGCCCGGAAACCCTGCGGAAGCGGTATTTTGCCGTACCCGTGACGACCGATATAAGGTACGAGCAAGTGGTTGCGCCGGTCGTACTGACTGATGTAATTCCGGTCATCGTCCTGTGAGGCGAGGAAAAAATCCAGCAGCAGACTTTCCAGAAATCCGCCCGTAATCATCGTGGCTACCGCCGCCGCGAACCGCCTCCGGTTGCGCAGGGCTACGCGGGCAACTTGTGCTGCACCCTGCACCGAAGCATTGAAAAAGACGTAAAACATACCCAGCGCCCGCGACGCCGTGCCGCGCCGGTTGAAATTGACCGTGACGTTTTTCGCGTCGGAGATTGCCCGCAGCAACGTTTTTCCCTGATCGAGCGACGCTACGAACGTGGCGAAGCGCGAGGTATTTTCCGCGATGCGCGAAGCGCGGTCGAATGCCTCGGCGACGGCTTTCGCTCCCGTTCTCCGTGCGGCATAAGACAGCGCAATTTCAGGCCGTTCGCTCCGCTTGGCGTTCCTCAACAACTGGCCGACGGTTCCTGTCCGAAAAGCCACGTACCGCCGCACGTCGCGCTCGGCTTCTTTCACGCTCTTGCCATGTACGAACCCTGTTTCTCCGCCGTTTTCCCGGAAATAGTCGTACAGCGTATCATATACGCGCGTGGGGCCATACAGCCACACGAGCCGCTGCCGCCCCGCGACGGTCAGGATGTCGGCTCCTTTCAGGTCGGCCACCGTCAGCGGCCGGGCCTTGCCCTGCACATTGCGCGAGATAGCCGCCATACCCGGCATGATGTGGCGGACGAATCCCCGCAAATCGCCCTCCCGGTCGAGCGTATGAATCAGTGCGGCGTGCTGTACGTCGCGCAGGAAGTTCACGGCTACGAAGGCCGGGTTCAGCGACGTGAAAGCCCGTGCGAGCCACCGCGTCGCGTTTCCGACGGTATCGTCTACCCATTGTGGTATGGAGAGCCGGTGATAGCCGTTTATCGCATTGGCTACCGCAGGATCGGCAAAGGTGACGATGTATTTGATGCCATTCACGTAACATTCCACGCACCGTTGCCGCTGAAGCGAAGGGGATACGTTCGCCTCGCGCCCGAACACCTCACCTCCGTCGTCCGTAGCCCGGCACTCCCGGACGATGTTATAGCGCTCCGCTTCCTCGATTTGACCTTCCAGAATCGCTATGCCCTGTTCATCGTGCGCTTTTTTTGCCTGCTGCAACTCTTTATTCAGCCTCGCAATCTCTTTCCGCGCCGCTTTAGACAACTCTATATCCTCGACCGAAGGGTCAATCGTCGTCATTACCCACCGGTTTCCGACGGCCTTTGCCAACCAGACGCGGTTGACGCGAAACAGGTCGGCCCCGCCTTTGGTGTTCTGCGCCAGCCGCAGGGCCGACTGCCGCATCCGGTTAGTCTTGGCGCTGATGACGGCTCCGATACCGATATTCACCATTTGCACCACCGGATTAAAAGGTTTGGTAAAACGCCCTTCGGCCTCCTGCACCACCTGACGGAGCCGCCCCGGCGTGCGGCGTGTGGCGATAAAATCGTACACTTCGGTCGCGTCAAACCGGGTGATGTCGTCTTTGTCGTCCCGCACGGAATAGTCGTAGCTCCGCAGCGGGACGTAGTATTTCCAGTTATGGCCTTTAACCAGTTTCCGTGTTTCCTGAGCCATCATCCCGTCCTCAACCAGCAGATCCAGCACCCGGTCGTTGGCCGCATTGACCGCTCGCCACAGGCTCGCCACCGGAGCCTCGCGCAACTCGGACAACTCCGCCGCATCGAGCGACGCAAGGCCGTCCCGCTTCACTTTATCCAATAGTCCGGCAGGCAGCAACTCCCGCTCCTCCGCCGGGATGCCCCCGATTCCGTCCCGCTCGACGGCCTCGACACGCTTCCGCCCGGCAAGTTCCCTAAACGCCTTGATCATCGCCTCCGTCACCTCACGATTCCAGTCGCTTTCCGGGTCGGGTGAAAGAGCAGGAACACCCGACAAGTCGCGCTCCAGCGACGATTCTGCGCTGATATAATCCGTCACGGCATCCATGTCCGCCCCGGTCAGGGACGCAAGGGCAGCGACGCGGTCCAGCAACGGATTGATATAGTCGTCCGTATACTTCTGCAAGGCGACTTTCGTAACGCTCGAATAGTGGTTAAGATGCGCGTACACGTCTGTGATGTCGTCGATTCTGCCGCCGCGCCGGATGATTTCCTCTTGCAATTTGCGGACGGGCATCGTGCTGTCCAAAAGTATGCTTTCGATAACATGCAGCGGCTTTTTCTTGTCGTACAGCACGGTCGGCTCGATTTCGCCCGCCGGGGCGATAGTCTCCTGCTTTTTCCGCTTGGCCAGCAATTCCTCGACGAACTCCGCCGCATACTTGAAATTCTCGGGCAGGGGTTTCTCGTCCTTGCTGCCTCGGCGGCGGAGAGGACTTTTGTAATCGTCCGAGAGTACGAACTCCAGATGTTTCCTTTGGGAATCGACAATTTGCTGCCGTTTTTCGCGGGGCAATACTTTCGTCAGCTTGTCGATTATGCGGTTCAACCCCTCCCGGTCCGTTATTTCACGGATATTCCGCAGGGCCATGTATCTTTTTGTGGCGCGGAGCGGTTCTTCTCCGAAAAGGTTATGGATGACCGAACGGCCCAGGTCGGTTGCATTGTCGTATACGATACGGGCCATTTCGTCCCAATGTTCCCCGAGCTCCACACCTGGCAGCCGGTGGTCTTTAAGCCATTCCGCCACGCAGTACCGCTCCAAGGTTTTCGGATCGGTCTCATCCATGACGATGCGATACCGTTCCGAGGCACTGCCGTACAAGGCCGCCTTTACCCGCCGTGCCGCCGCAGTCCGCCTCACGGCGTCGGCCGCCGTGCGCGACGACGCGAGGCGGTGGCGCGACAGCCACAGCATATAGGCAATATCGCGGTCGCCCACCCGCAGCGGCACGCCCAACGCTTCGCGCAACCACCGCCGCACGGTCCCGATAATTCGGGCGAACCGTCCCGGCGTCCGGTTTCCCTCGGCAAGCCCCGCAAGGTATTCCTCCGTCGCCAGCCGGCGTGCCTCAACCGCCGGAAGCGGTGCTTGCCCGGCCTCCGCCCGGCGGTCCCGTTCTTCCGCCATTAGCCGGTGCACTGTCGCACGCTCCCTCTTTTCCATACCTTTATATGCCCCGTCGATAAAGTCGCCGAACCGTTCGCCCAGCACCCCGCCCAGTCCCATGTGTCCCACGGCCTCGTGCAGCACCGTCGCCTCCGCATCCGCCACACCTCTCATGTTCGGCAGCACGACGGACACCTTGCCCGTTCGCGTGTCATACCAACCTTTAGCTTTCCGTTTCCTCTCCGTACCAATACCGTTTCCAATCGTGTCTGTGTCGCGTATTATTTCCACCGGGATATGAAGCGATTCCGCTAACTTTCTCACCAAGCGTTCTATTTCCACAGGGTTTGCCGGAATGCCGGGTTCATCGTTTTCGCTATGGTCACGGAATATAGGATTTTCCCCGGATTGATCCGTCGGCTGTGCGGCTTCGGTATCGGCCACTATTTCTGCGTCTATGTCGATTTCCTCGACATTATCTTCCGCCTCCTGTGCCTCTATCAATGCAAGTTCAGCGGCCATTTGCTCTTGCAATTCCTCAACCCGTTGCATTGTTTTTTCCAATTCCGCCTGCTGTGGAAATGGCTTGCCTACTTGGGGCCTGTAAATTTTGTTTTCCTGCTTTGCGCGTTCGATTCTGTATTTCCGTGCTTCGATAGCTTCCCAGAGTGATTGTGTGCTTATGTAATTTTCAACGGCGGTCAATACGTTTTCCAATTTTGCCCGGACACTACCGCTCAGCTCGGGTAACGATTCGCATTTATACAGGTATTCACGGGACATTGTAATCTTCAACGTTTCAGGATTGATGGTTTTGTTGATGACAACCTGAATGTTGAATTTCTGTCCGTTGATTTCTATCGTCCCGTTAATTTTCGCACTATCCCGTTTAGCGTCCTTGCGCACCGCTTCGACTTCTGTATCGACCCTCTTTCCGTAGGTTCCCTTGATAAGTTTTTCTATTGCCTGCTGACCTGTCGCCTCCCGTTTCCCGATTTTCAGCGACACGATTCTGCCATCGGGAAACAGAGCTTTGACATCGTTCCTTTTCTTCTCTAAATCATGTAAAATACTTGTCGTCGTTGTGATTACATTGTCGTTGGTCTTTACCTTATTGGCTATGAATATCTGACTTTGCGTGTGATATTGTGCTGCGTTGGTCAGCTTTTGCAGTTTATTCCGTTCCACAGAAAGGGCGAGAGCTGCCTGACTTCCCGATAACGATGCCATCATTTGGGAAAAGTTATTCGCGTCGCTCCCTTCCGTTTCCTCTTCCTCGATCATGCGTGCTGATATGTCGCCTTTCATAATCTGGCGGATAAATTTTTCCTTAATCTGCAACCGTTGGTAACCCGTCACGTCGAGCGTTTGCTTTACTCCCAGCCGTAATATTCGGACAGGTATGTTCATGTCGAGGTGCATATTGCCTTGCCGGAGTATGCGTCCGTTGCGTTGCTGATAATCCATCGGGCGGATCGGTACATCCATGTGAACGAGCAGATGCAGACGTTTCTGCATATTGACACCGACACCGAGTTTCTCGGTCGTACCCAACACAACCCGTATATCGCCGCTGTTTACACGATCAAACAACTGCTTGCGTTTTTTGTCGTTGTTGTAATCGTTGATGATTGCGATTTGTTCTGCCGGAATCCCTGCGGCCTCCAGCTTGAGTTTTATATCCTCGAAAATATTGAATCTCCGGTCGCGGCTTTGGTAGGAATCGCAGAATACAGCCACCGTACCCCGGTATTCCTTTGTTTGCTCCAAATCTTTTATGATTTCGGAGACGGCGTAGTTCAATTTACTGCCCGGATTATCCGGCAGGTCAGGATTAATCAAGCGCACGTCGATCGCTGCCCGTTTAGCAAGTCCGAACATCACCAACGGGATATGCGAATTTTCCCGTTTTTCTTTGCCGCGCATTTTATCATACCGTTCCAATGCGGAACGTATGCTTTTCATTACGCTTTTCAGAGGGGCTGTCTGTTCCAGCAACAAATCGGTCGGCTTCCCGCCTTCCAGTACCGGTGTTCCCACACCCTCGCGCAGATCAGAAACTTCTTCCGTCAGGACGGTATGCGCGACCTTTTTCCAAATAGACAACAATTCCGGGACATTGGAAAAGCTGGCAAAGCGGTTCGTTACTTTGAACTTGCCGCTGGCATTGAATTCGGCGGATTCTTCGATATTGCCGAAATTATTGACGAAAGAATCGAAACTATTTAAGTCGTACCGCCTCAATTCGTTTTCTTCCAACAAATACCGCAGGAACGTCCACATTTCCGCCATCGTGTTAGAAATCGGGGTTCCGGTAGCGAACACGACGTTTTTACCCCCGTTCTGCTCCAAAATGTAGGACGTTTTGAGCCTCATGCTCTGCGCTTTCTGCGAAGCGGCCGGATCAATGCCCTTGATATTTTGCAACGAGGTCGAGAACCCCAGCTTTTTATAACTGTGCGCCTCATCCACTAATAATGCGTCGATACCCAGCTTTTCAAATGTCAGCGTTTTGTCCGTCCGTCGGTCGAGCAATTGTCGGGCTTTCGCATCGGCGTTAGCCCGTATCTTCTCCTGTTCCTTAATCCGCTTTGTTTTCTGTTTTTCGGTCTGACCGTCCTTATCGACACGCGAATTTTCCAAACTCTCAATCTCCTTATTGATATTGAAGGATAACCTTTTGGCTCCGGTCGGATCGCTTGCTTCAATGTTGTCGAGCAAATCCAGTTTCTCCTGAATAATTCCGTCGATATAAGCATTGATACGGTCCGGATCGTCCGGTATGGAATCCAGATAACTATGATAAAGAACTACAATATCCCAATCGTTGTAAGCTATTTTGGCAAACAGTTGTTGCCGCTGGGAGGCTGTCAGGTCTTTGGCCGAGGGGACCAATACTTTGGCCGCAGGATAGAGGGATTTTATTTCTCCGACAAATTGCTCGTAAGTGGCCCGCTGAACGACAATACACGGTTTCTTCGCAATTCCCAACCGCCGCATCTCCATAGCGGTGGATATTAGCGTAATCGTTTTGCCCGTGCCGACTTCATGCGCCAACAGGGTGGCTCCGTTCAATGCCCGGATAACCCCTTCTTTTTGGTGCTGGCGCGGCTTCTTGACATGTGAGGCGTTCGGAAAATAGTCGAATCCCGATACGTCGATCCGTTTCTCGATAGTCCCGTTAAACTTTTCATTGTAGGCGACAACCATTTCTTCGGCAAACGGATTGCCGTCCGTTTTGCACCATTGCTCGAAAAGTAAATCCAACTCCGTCTGTTTTGCAGCAGCCACGGAGGATGCTTCCTGATCTTTTACTCTTTTGGTAGTATGCGTTACCGGATCATACTCGCTTTTATAAACGACAGGCTGAATACAGTTCATCGCATTCAACGTGAGAGTGCTACCCGGCAATTCGGCTATACCCATATTTTGATCGGTGACGTTACCTTTCGACCGCAACGAAGCGTGATATTTCCCGTTTTCCGCTTTGGTTATACTGGCCTTTACCAAGAACTTTTCCTCAAAGAACCGTTCATATACTTTAACAGGAATCCATGTGCTACCCAACGAAATTTTTATCAGATGCAGAGGCAAATCCAGCGGAACTACATTCCGCAATTCTTCGATATTAACGTCATACTGCCCGTCCATGCGGGCTTGTTCGGCAATCGTGAGTTTCAGCCGCACGTTACCGGAAAGGTATTCGCTCCGTTCCTCCAATAGGCCGGTTGCAGGATTAATAAAGGCCAGCCTTTTCTCCAGCAATTCGGCCTCTATCTCGGATTCCGGTTTGCCGATAAGTTTGGCGATAAACGGAATGTTCAGTTTCCCGTACCGGTATTGAGATGCCTTGATTCCATCTTCGACCGTTTCCGCTTTGAGTTGTTGATTTCGTTCGATTACGCGACGGCTGAAAATATCCGACTTGGTAATGACTACTTCGCACCGGGCATTACCCGGAATCTTCGTTTCTTTGACGTTTTCGACAGCGGCGATGGAGGGGAAATCCACATCATCGCGCAAAAAGCCGATTTTCGGATTATTGGAAAGTGTCCCGTAGCGAGCTATGAACCGGTCATAGACGGCGTTAAGTTCCTGCCGCAGAGCATCTATTTCCGCCGCGTCGTTGTTCTCCGCCTCCAGCAGAGCATCCAGCGTGTTTTTTAGGGCGATATAATCCTTTAACGCCTCCACTTTACTGCGTCCGGCTACCTTGTTGCTGTTCCAATCGACCTCAACGGCGGAGCCATACTGAATCAAACAGGGTTTTCCGTCGATTACCGTGAGGCCGCCTTCTTTCGTACCGTCCGACGCATGGACGTACTCCTGCCTCTGGTCTGTCCGGGGGGCCTGCCTATAAATGTCGGCGGGCAGGCTTTCTATAAAATTGGCTATTACTTTTTGCTGGTCGATTTCCGGTACTGCGGCGCACCGCTGTTCGGCAGGGTGAATCTCTTTTCCGGTCTCGAAACCGAATTTCATCACACCGGCCATTCGTTCGGGATGCTCCTGAAAGTATCGGTTTATTATCATATAAGCCGTCTTATTCTCGTGTGTCGGTATTCCCGATGCTTCGAGTTTCTCCCATGAGTATTGCGCCTTACGAACCTGAATTATATCCTGCATATCGGCAGCATAATCGGGCCTTCCGTTTTCGTCCCGCTTGCGGATTACGATAATATCGGCCGAAGTTTCGGTTCCTGCCGATGACTTGAACGTGTCGTAATTGAGCCGCACGGCTCCCAAGAAATCGGCATTACCGTCATTGACCACCCACTCCCTCAGTTTTTTGCTGTTATCGAGGGTTGTTGTCGAAGTGATGAAAATACCCAGCCCACCCGGTTTGAGTTTACGGATACTTTTTGCAATGAAATAGTCGTGTATATCAAAAGACTTGGCTAAATCCTTATCGTACTGGTCGAAAACTTTTATCCGACCGAACGGGACGTTGGTTACGACAAGATCTATGCTGTTGTTACGGATATACTGGTTCTCGAATCCCTCGATACGAATATCGGCATCCGGATAAAGCGCCTTTAGAATCTGTCCGGATATAAGGTCGATTTCTACGCCCGTCAGTTGGGAACGGACTTGGAGGAAAGGAGGCATCAGACCGAAAAAATGTCCTATGCCGGCGGAAGGCTCCAATACGCTGCCGCCGCTGAATCCCAGCTTTTCGGCCATATTCCATATAGACGAAATGACCGCGGGCGGCGTGTAGAACGAAGTCATCGTAGAGGCACGGGCCGTTTCGTATTCCGATTCGGACAATGCCTCTTTGACTTGTTTGTAGTAGGGATGCTCCTCTTTAAAAACCGAGGAAAGACCGCCCCAACCCGTATATTTTACAAGGATATTTTTTTCTTGAATAGTGGCCGGTCTTTCGTCCTGTTCTAACTGCTTAACCAGCCGGATTGCCTCGATGTTGGCTTTAATCTTAGCTGTTTCGCCGCGCGGGGCGATTTCGGTCCCCCGGATTATTTCGTAGTTGTGGCGCTCCGAATCAATTTGTCGATAATCTGTTGTATCTGCATTTCGCTCACCTCGATTTGCTCCGGATTTTCCGGTTGCCAACTCGGTTTGAGTTGTTGCGTCGCCATTTCCCTCGCCACGTCCGGCGCGACGCCCTTCTTCAGCAATGTCTGCTCCCAATCCATCGCGTTGCCGACCTGCTTCTCTATGTCCTTCAGCAATTCTTCCGGTTCCGTTTCCGCCATGTCGAGCAGTACCCCCGGCAGATATTCCGCCATGTACCGCAGGGCTGTCCGTGCCCAACTGGTTTCGATCAATCTGACCGTCTTTGTGCTGACTATTTTGCTCATAATTGTCCGTTTTTGGAACCGACGCAGCAACGCGACCGTCTACACGATTCTCGTTTTCACGCCGAATATAGTTTTTAATTTCCTTATTTACAAGTGCTGCAAGTTGGCTGGCTGTGATGTCGGCTGGAGCGTAAAAATTATCATATCCCCGGTATTTACTACCGCGGCTGGTAATCCGCCAAAGAATATCCCCGTAAGGGCGTTTTTCTATTTGCAAATCGTCCGAATAGCCATACTCGGTGACGTACCCGGGATGCTTCACTGTCACACTAACATATACGCCGTAATCTGTTCCCGGTTTCCAAAGGATAAACGTACCCTCACCGCCCGCCGGTGGTAGATTTATATTGGCATATATCGGTTTCCCTTTCCGGTCCGCGTCGTGCTCCCATCCCAATACTTTTGACAGTGCTTTACTGAAAGCGACCAAATCTTTTTTGAAGTTCTTTTCCGGGCGTAAACTGCCATATTCGCTAATGTCTTTTTCGGTTTCTCCAGTCCGGTCATAGTACCCTAAAAGGGCGATATTACCGTCGATGCCTGTCTCGGCATTATCTGTTTTGTCGGGGAACTCGGCCGTGTTTTCCTGCTTACGAACTGTTGTAGCCTCGGTTTCAGCCGCTCTATCATCGTTTTGCGTATAGTGTGTGGCGTCCGGTTTATCGAAATCAAAACGCATTACATCTTCGTGGCTGTCCATGTATGCAGACAATTCCTCCATGCCGGGCATGTGCATGGCCGCTATGTAAATTGGTTTCAGGTAAGGCCGAACGGCATCGCCCAAATCGTCGAGCATCCGGCGGGCGAAATCGGCGAATTTCCGCGCTCCGGCTTCGATGTGGTACATAGCCATTTGCGTACCTATGGATAATATTTCCGGATCGAAGCCGCTATTGAGTTGTGCCAGCTTTTCCCGCATACGTTGTCGCAAAACTTCGTATTGCTCTGCCGTCACGATTTTATTGTTCGCTCCGTAATCACCGACCGGTGAGGTTGAAGCATCTTGCTGCGCATCGGTTTTTCCCGCATCGGAAATGCCGGCCGGATTTTCTGCCGGTATCGTGTTTTTCTCCGGTTCGGCCCGGAACGCTTCAGCATCCTCCGGAGTGCTGAACAGGAACGCCCGGCTGAATTTGCTGTAATAACCGTCGTATTCCTTCGCCTTTTGCCTCAACTGGCCGAACACCTCGGCCTCCACGCGCCCGGCCAGCTTCACGGCATAGAGTTCATTTCCGGTTTTGGTGTGCTTGATTTTCTCCACCGGTGCGAACGCCACGCCGCCGCTTTTTTTCTCCGAACGTCGCGCCCGCATCTCGGCCAGTTCCCGGTGAATTTTGTGGCGCGGCGTCAATACCGGCTTTCCGCCATACTTCACGGCGGCTTCGTTCACCGCCTCCACCAGACGGATAGCGGCTTCCTCGTCACTTTTCGCCAATCGCAGGACGTCGCGGACAAACCCTGCCTTTATCAGCGAATTGTCCCGAATATCGAAAATCCGATCCCCGAACGAACCGACAGCGTGCCGGTAATATCGTTGATACTCCTTTTCAACTTGCGCCTGCCGTGCCGTTGACTTTTGTCCCACTATCCCGTCGCCCTCTGCCGCTTCCGCCGCACTTTTCCCCGAGGGTTCCCCGTCTGCGGCGCTCTCCGTCCTTTCCGGGATTTCCTGCTGTATGCGGGGAGCTGCTACGGTATCATCTATGGCCTCTTGCCTGCGGTTTTCGAGTGCGGCAATATCGGTCTGCAAGGAACTCGTATCGCCGGATACGCTTTCTTTGGAAAGGTCGTGCGGCACGTCGAAAAGGTTGCCGTCAGCCGCTCTTTTCTCCGAAGCCCCGAACAATGTCCCCTGATTGCCCTCGTTGAGAGCGCCGCCTATTTCCCGTTGTTCGGCGGCATATTGCGACAACCTGTCCCGCAGGGCGGCGTTCTGTTCCTCCGACCGGGTGTCGATTTCCCCGGCGGTTTCGTCGGCTACTTCCCGTTCGGCATCGGTGAGGCCGGAGCGTAACGGCTCCAGTCGTCCGCTTTCATGTCGAATTGCGGGCGTCCCTGTTGCCGGTTCTCCCTGATGCGTGCGATTACCTGTCGGGGTGTCACTCCGTTGGCCTCCGCCAGTGTGGCGATGATCTTCGCTAACCGTTGCTTCCGTAAAACCTCGGTCGGCTGTTTCTGTCCGGTTTTCATTCGATAGGATTGAGTTTGTGCGATCTATTGCCGTTTCCGACTGTTCGGCCAACGGTCCAAAATTAGCATTTTCTTCGAAATCCGTGCTGTTTGCCGCAAACAAGCTGTCGATTTCGGCCCATTGAGCAGGTGTAGTCTGCCCGTATAGCTCCGTCAAGGCAGAATCGTTCAAAAGTTCTTCCTCCTGCGCTCTCCGTGCCGCTTCGTGCTGCTCCATTTCCGCAAAATCTTCCGCCGTGTAATCGGCATAGGGGTCTTTTCCCTGCCCGTGCAGCTTCACGGCTTGCTCGTATGCCTGTCTGGGCGATACGACACGGGAGAGAACTCCCAATACAGCATCTTTAATCTGCTTGTCGTCCAAATTCCAGCGGATGCCGAGCCTATTCTCGTTTCCTGCCCCGTACTCGAAATAGAGTTGTTCGGCATAATTTTCCGGTGTCAGGCCGTCGCTGCTCAAAATGCCGATCCGCTGGCGGCGCTCACTCTCCTTGTCTGTTAATCCGAGTTCCACCGCCAGTCCGCGCCTGTTACCGGCATTGCCCCATAAGAACCGCAAACCGCCGGCTATATCCCGCAATATGACGTCTTCGATAGAAACGTAGTCGCCGAGCGCCGCTGCCTTCGCCGCAAAAGGCGACACTTTTTTGCGAATACTTCGGCGGCGGCTCACGAAACCGCTACTTGCCGCCGGCGCATCCTGTACCGAAACTTCCGGTTCCACACTTCCGGCTATGCCGTTGTACGGTACTTTCTCGAAAGTCCCATCCGTAAGTTCCACGACATAACCGCCTGTCTCATGCCCTACAATAACACCCTGCCGCCCGTCCATGAGCGTCACGGCATCCTCGTTCGAGTATTGGTCCCGTGCTCCGGCAGACTGCTCCGGAGCCGCCGGGGCCTCCGAAACCTCGGAAGGTACGGAAACCTGTGCCGCTTCGGCTTCCGGGATGACCTCTGCCGCGCCTTGAACGGGGATTGCTGCTTTCCCGGCCGGTGAACCTTCCAGCCCGCTGCCGGGCGCTTCCTCCGGCTCCGGGGACGTAACGGCAGCCGGTTCCGCTTCCGGGGCGACAATCCGCGCCGCATCCTCCGGGGTTATCCCCGCCTCGATACCCGTCTGCACATCCTCCTGCGCCTGTTCTGCGCGCAGCTCGGCCTCCTGTGCCTCGTTCTGCTGCCGGTACTGCTCGGCGACGAACTCGCCGACCGGTACGCGGAAAACCTCGTCCAGTTCCGTGCGGCTGATCTGGTGGGTGTTGCCCTGCTCGTCCAGTACAAAAAGATTCGTGTCGATTTCTCCGGTTTCCAGGCCGCCCGCAAGTACGGTATAAACGGCCCCGTCCTGTCCCCGCGCCGTAACGAACTCCCCGGAAACGGTTTGCCCGTCCGCTCCCCGGTACTGTACTTCTTGGAGCGTCCGGTATATGTTCTCTATCTGCCCGGCCTGCGCCAGTCCGCGCGTCGTACCGTTCAGGATCGCCCGTTGCGTGCGGAACCGCGCATAATCGACGGCATGGGCCGCGTCCATACCCGTGAGGCCGGGAGCCGTCCAGTCGATACCGGCCAAAGCCTGAGACTGCCGTGCGAGGGTAGGCTGCTGCATGGCCGCGAATACGGCGGTTTTCAGTTCGGGATTCCCGATGCCCGCAAGGGCTTTCTTTTCCGCGACGTGCAGGCGCGCCGAACGCCGGGCGTAATCCGCCGCGCCGGGAAGCTCCAGCGAGGCGAACCCTGCGCTCATTACCGAAGTGGTGAGGAACGTCGTCCAGAGGTTGTCTGTCGAAAAGCCCTCTTTCCACCGTTCCGTTTCGCCCGTGAGCAGCGGGGCGAGGAAATTGCCCTCCACTTCTTCCAAAAACTCCCCGACAGCGCCGTTGAATCCCACCCGTTTCCGGAAAGCGTCGAGGGCCGCGCTGCGCGGAATCCTGTTCATATACTGCGCAAGGCCCATGGTGCGTGCGAGTTGTGCCACGGGTCTACCGACCAACGACCGGAACAGTACGCCGAACCCCTCGCCGGTCTTTTCCGTAAATACGTCCACATAAGCGTCGGCCAGCCCTTTGTATGCCCTTACAAAAGCGGGTGTCGCCAGTTTGGACACCGTGCCGTCATCCCCGATGCGGTACTGTTCCGCCGTGCGTTCAAGGTAATTATTGTACGGTGCAGCTTGCAGTGGCAACATTTTCCCGGCTTCGGCTCCCATGCGGGCTACGGCCCCGACACCCTTTGCCACCCCCTTTTTTACGCCGCTTTGCAGGAGTTTTCCGGCCACAGCCCGCCCGACGGACGGCATACTGCCTATCCCGCTCGTCAGACCGAATTGCGCCATGAACGGGGCGCTGTGCGCCAGCCCTTCACCGACTTTCGCTCCGCGTGTCTTGCCGCCGCGCAGCGCAAGGTAGTCGTTTACCCGCTGCTCCAGTCCTTTGAGCCGAAGTACGTCTTGCTCCGTTTCGGTCAGTTTTTCTCCCCGGTGCGCCTTGTCGAGGGTCCGGGCCTCCAACAGGTTTTCGAGAATCGACGAATAACCTGCCGAGAGAAAATCCTCCGCCGTCAAGTTATTTTTTATCCCGCGCCACAGTCCGGACGACTTATCGCCTTCGTCCCGGTCTTTCGCCGTCTTGCTGTCCAATTGTCCGAGAATGCGCTTTGCCATTACCGCGAGGTCGGCATCCTTGCCGCCCTTCGCCATTTTCGGCATCCCGTAGATTCGTGCTTTGGCCAGTGTCCCGACCGGTCCGCCGCCTACGGCCTCTGCTACCCGCTTTTCCGTCTGCCCGATTCGGCTGTTGGCCCGTTCGAGAATCCCCGTAACCTCACGCCGCAAGTCCTCCCTTAGCTCCTTCTCGTATTGAGCCGAACTCTTGCCCGTTTCCATGCGGAAAAGGGCTTCAGCGTTTTCCGGTTCCCGTCGCCATGCCGTCCACTTATCCATGTCGGCATCGTCTTTGGTCAGTACGTCGCCGGTGAGCGTCGTGTAGGTCGGCGTATCACCCGGCAATACCGTCGGGTCGATTTCCGGGGCCTTGTACCGCTTGTCGGGCAGGCTGGAAATAATATCTTTTCCCGGCATCATCAACTGGCGTGTCAGCGCATCGAGCGTTTCCCGCTCGTCGTAACCGCGCTCCCGAAGCCGCACGGCCTCCGGTGAGGCTAACAGCCGTTGTGCGGGTGACAACTCCGGCTGCGATTCCGTACCTTTCCCGGCGGCGTAGGTGATACGCTGCGTTTTATTTTCCCCGAATATTTCATTGAGTTTGGCTAACTGTTCAGGTGTAAAATCCGGCCTTTTCATTCTTCCTTACTTGTAGTTGAGCAAATATTCCATGATGTCCGCGTCGGAAAAACCGCTCTCGCGGGCCTGCTCCGCCTGTGGGGTTTCGAGCAGTTGCAGGGTTTCGTTCGAGTAAGGGCCTTTCACGTAACGTTTCGGAGGCTGCCATAACCCTACCCAGCCCTCGGCGGGCCGTTCTTTTTCTTCGTCCCCGTACATGGTTTTTAAGTATATGCCCCGCAGTAACGCGGCTTTCTGTTCGGGTTTGAGCCGTCCCCAATAGAACTGCGGCACGTTCTCGCCGGAATAGGATGCTTTGCGTAAAGGTGTGCCGTCTGCCGGAATCATACCTGTTTCGATGCCTTTTTTCATCCAGTAGGCGACTTGCGCCGGAGAAAGTTTTATGACCGTCTTGTCGTCCCGGTCGAGGAATTGCAGTCCGGCGTTATCCGCCGAACCGCCGCTGCGGGCTGCTGCTGCCGCCGTCGAAGCTGCCGCCCTGATCCGCGCCGCCTGCTGATTGTTCTTACCCCGCAGGGTTTCGACGGCCAGCCGCGCAGCCATGTCGTCCTGTCGTTTCTGCGCGGCATCCTGCGTCTTAATCGCCCCGGCCAGCAGCGAATCGTATTGCTTCTGAGCCATAGCATAATCCTGTCCCGCCGCCGCTGCATCCATATCGGCGGCCTTTTGCCGGGCCGCTTGCTGCCCCATAAGCGCGTTAAGCCGCAGGGCTTGATACTGTTTGTCCTGCTGCCGGTAGATATTTTCCCATTCGTCGATTTTACCGAGCATCTTCAGCGGCAGGTCGCTACCTGTTTTCGGAACGTAACCCTTCGTGGTCATGCCGACAATCCCGGTTCCCAGCGCGGAAAGGAAATCGCCCCACGCCGCCACCTTAGCCGCATTGCGCGTCCGCCGCTCGCGCTCTACGTCCTGCACGGGTTTCTGCGTGTCTATATAGGCAAGAATCGGATTCTGCCCATTGGCATACAGGTCGCGTGCCCGCTGCTGCTTCCGTTCGTAGTCGGCCTGCCGCCGTTCGGCCTCCTGCCGCTGCCTCTCCAATAGGTCGGCCACCGAGAACGGGGCCGCCTCGCTGGTCGTACCCTTATCTGCCATATCCTGCAATCCGTTTTTTCATCTCCTCGGATAGTTCGAGGGGCTGCACTCCACCGCCCACCGTCGTAAAGCCGCCCGTGTTCACCGGGGCGAGTTTCTGCTGCCTCACGCCCGGCGCCATGCCGTAAATCGCCGCAAGGCTGCCGAACGCATTGCCCATGTTCCCCACCATCGTCTGCACGCCGTCCCCTTCGCCCAGCTTGGCCCGATAACGGGCATCGTCCAGTTCGTCCCGCCGCGCCCGGTATTCCCGCCCGACCTGGTCTTTGTGCTGTTCCCCCAAACCCGCAATTTGCGCGACGGTCTGCGAATAGTTCCGGTTCAGGCGGCCCGCCGCCGCCACTTTCGCCTCATCCGTCGCCCCGGCCTTGATTGCATTGGTATTAAGGGCGCGAAGTTCATCCGCATTGTAGTCCCGGATGCGCTTGAGCATCGCCCGGCTGTCGGCCCGGTCGAGGTAGGGCGTGGCCGTTTCCGATAAATACCACTGAGCGAGCCGCCTCTGCCGCTGCTCCAACTGCTTCTCCGCCTCACGGCGTTTCTTGTTGGCGGAGATACCGCCGAAAATCGAACCGAGGGCCGAAATGCCCGCCGCGACCGGTAAAATAGGGAAAGCCATGCTATTTATTGTTTATTTTTTATCAATATGTAAAATTAAAATGCAATAAACACATTAAATAGCTATTTTTGATAAAAATTTATCAAATCTAAATGTCGCACCCGCTTCTGACGGAGGAAGAGAAAACCGCAATCTGCGCACGCTATGCGCAGACGGGGAGTTTTCGCGCCGTGTCCGGGGAGTTCGGGATTAGCCCCATGCGTGTAAAAAGGACTTGGGAAGCTCTGGGGGAGAGCGAGCGGAATGCCTTCCGCACGGCGGTGGCCGGAGTGCGGCAAGAGGCCGCCGCCGTGCTCGTGCAGAGTGAATTGGCGGACGACTATCTCGACAGCGTAATCCGCGCCCGCAATGCGGCTATCGGGGAGTTATGCCGCCGCCTCACGGACGAGAGCAGCCGCCGGCGATTCTCGGACAAGAACCTGATCGCAGCCTGTAAAATCCTGCACGACCTTTCCGGGGCTGAAAAGCCGCAGGAGGGTACGAGTATCTTTATGCAACTCAGCCAACAGCTTCACAACGAAATCAACCACTATTACATACATGACGATGGAAAACAGACAGAGGCAGACAGTCCCCCTGCTGGGGATAAACCGGGCGGAACCGGCCCTGACCGTTAAGGACGGAGCGTGCGAAACGCTCCATAACCTACGCTACGACGCAGGGGCATGGCGGAACGTCGATGATTTCCGCAAACTGCACGACGTTTCGGATTTCGGAGGCTTCACCCTGCTATACAAGCACCCCGCGACGTCGGATGACCTCTACATAGCCCGCGACGGGGCCGGAACCATTCACGAGGTACGGCTATCGGGCGGCGTCTTCGTTTCCGTGCAGGTTATCCGCCCGAACGTCCCCGACCTGCAAACCCTGTTCGCCTTCGGCAATGTGCTTGTACTCGTCACCCCGGAGGCCGAGTATTCCTACATCCTGTACGGTACGTCTTACGTCCTGTTCGGGACACCCGCGCCCCCGGCCTTTGTCGTCGAGCAGCCGTACCGCTACGATATGGATGTTTCTTTCTATTTCGGCAGCGTATCGTCCGGCTCCGCTGTTTCCTACACGTTCATCGACGCAAAGGATTTCCAAGCGGGCAATCCGCCCACGCCGGCGGCGGCAGGACACCGCTACTACACGCGCATTGCTGACATCGAGGCGCAGCAGGTGCTACTCCCCATATCGGGGCCGTCCGGCTCATGGCATGGCGAGGTAGCCCTTATGTGCGCCTACCTGATGACGGACGGGACGGTCATAGCCAATTCGGAACTCGTGCTGATCGTCCCGGAGGCCCTTACGCAGGCGGAGGCGGAGACGGGACCTTACGGCTACGGGAGCGACGGGTTGGAAATTGACCCCGAAACGAACGGCAAGGCCCCGAAGGGCCTCTACATCACCAGCCCGGTACATTTCGGCAACACGAACAACTACTACACGCTGCCGAAAGTGACCGTCACGATACCGTCGGGCATCGACAAGCGGCTGATTACGGACGTCGGCGTCTACGCCACGCGCATAAACCCGCTATTCAACTACGCCCAGCTTTGGAACGACGACGGCGAATGGCTGGCCTCCGCCGAAGGCGAGGAAGGCGACGACCGCCGCAAGCCGGTCACGTTCCGGCGGCTCTACGAAAAGAAAAACGACCTTTTCAACCAACCGCTATACCGTATCCTTGAAATCCCAATCGACGATTTCACGGATAATTCATATACCTTCAGCCTGAATTACAGCCTCCTGAAAGACGCGGAAACGCAGCCCGTCTACGAGCCTACGCAGTCGCTCCACGCGCAGACGGCCCGCGTCTATTTCGAATACAACGCCCGGCTGCACAAGGCCGGCACGCGGACGCGCCTCTTTCCCGGTTACACGGGATTCTGCACCTACGAACTTTCGCCAGTCCAAGCCCCCGGCGGGGCGCTATACAACGCCTGCCTCGTTACGACTGTGAATATCGAAGGACGGCGCTACGACGTAGTGCGACGCATCGCCGGAAATGTGGCCAGCTCCGTTGGGCGTGTCGTGAGTTATCCCGATTACCGGGCCGAACGGCTCGGCATTCTGCGGGAGGATGCCCGCACCTCGCCCGAAGGCGGGCCTTTGGCTGGTTCATGGCAGGCGGATACGTGCCTGAAACCCTACGAGGCCAACAACTATGCCTGTGCCGTACTACCCCTGACAAAGAACGTCAAATATCCCGCTTTCGGTCTTTCCGGAGTAGAGCGGGAGGCCGTCTCGCCTTCCGGTGCGCTGGAGGAACCCAACCGCCTGCAAGTATCGGCAACGGGCAATCTGTTCGCCATGCCCTTTGCCAACTCCTACCGTGTCGGGAACTCCGACGAAACGATACTGGCTTTGGCCACCGTCGCTGACGAACTTTCGGAAACCCGTTTCGGGGCCTATCCGCTCTATGTATTCACGAATCGCGGCGTATGGTCGCTCGAAAGCGGCAGCGGGGAGATACTGTACAGTAATATCATTCCCGTCAACCACGACCGGATTATCAACCCGGCGACGGCGACCGCCGCAGGAACGGTATTCTACATCACCTCGCAGGGGTTGTACGGTTTGCAGGGCCGCCGCTCCCGTCTGCTCTCTGAACCGCTTAGCGATATGGTGACCGATTACCTGGCCGGAGCGGAAATGCACTACCAATTCAAGTACGGCGACTTGCTCGTTTATAATCCGGCTTACTCCTATGCCTACGTGTACGCTGTCCAGCACGGCGTATGGTCTACGCGCGACATGGCCGGGACCGTACTCAACAACGATGAAATTGTGACGGCCTCGCACCTCTCCGCCCTCGATGACGAAGCCCCGCAGAGGCCGACCGAATGCCTCGCTGTCACGCGCCCCGTCAAGCTGGGTAACACCGAATTTAAGCGGCTCGAAACCCTTGTAGCCCGCGTTGCATCGCGTGATACCTACGCACACCTGCATATCGACGGCTCGAATGACTGCGCCCGCTGGCTCCACCTGCGTGACGAATGGTGCAACGTCCGCGACATGGATATGCGCCTGCGCCGCACACCCTGTTCGTGTAAATATTTCCGGTTTACGCTTCATTTGACGGCCAACGAACCGCTCGCTGTAACCGGCATTGACACGGAATTTTACCCGCGTTTTGTCGGTAAGCTCCGCTAACTGCGGATAGCGTTCGAGAACGAAGAATAAAAGCAGAGGTACAAAATGTAACACCCCCGCACCCTGTTACATTCCGTTACATTGACCTTGTTTATAAAGCAAGGCCGGACTATGGAAGTCCGGCCTTTTATGGAAAATCGGGATTAAGCTAAAAAAGCCTACATCTTATCAGTTGTCCCGAAACAAGGAGGCATATTGCCGGAGCCTCAATCGGATGACTTCGATTTTAGCTACACGGGGCCAGTTCGGAACTGTTGATAGGGACGGTTATTGCTGCCACACCGTTCCTATTTTTGAAGCCTTTTTGTCAGGCTTTCGATTTGACGGTCCTTTTGCCATAACATTAAGGTCAAAGTTTTTACCGCCTCGCTCAGGTTGGCCTGATCTGCCCGGTTTTCATCCGCTTTCTTCCGGCCCTTTCCCAAAATCAACCACTCCGGACGCACTTCCGGAAATTTTATCAGCACGTCATACGCCGTCTGCAAGGACGGCGTATTTGCTTCATTTATCAGTCGCATCACAGTGGCTTGACTGATATTAAGCATCTGCGATAATTGTTTGACAGTTAAACCGGAATCTTTCAATATTTCCGCGAAGCGATGCCGAATCCCGGCATGTGCTGTTGTTTTCATGGTTCGACGTAAAATTTTTTCTAATTCCTAATCAACCAAATAAAAATACGGCTGTTTTGAGAGGGAAATTAACTATTCATTTATGTATATATTTGTTACAAGTGACTGTAAATGAAGATGAACAAATATACATAAATGAATAGTTACACAAAAATATTTCCCCGAAAAATGCTAAAAAAAATGAAGGTCACGATCATTCCCGACACTCTGCCCCGTACATGGCAGGAGATTCTCAACGCCTTTTCCCCTGCCGAAGTGCGGTCTTTCCCGATGAGGGGACAAGCCCTGATAAACGTCCGGCATGTGATTGCCCGGATGCACGGCGGTAGCGGGAAATTGTTCCGCACTCTGTCCAAAGGCGAGCGGTTCTATATCATCTGCACCGGCGACCGTGAAACGGGGCGTATGCTTGCGGAAGATACCGTCCGGCGAATGATAACAAGTATCCGCGAAGGTATGATTACCGATAGAACCGCGAGCCATGAATGAAGAACAGAAAGCAGCAATCATGTTTTACGCGGAACTCGGGGCGAACCTCGCGCTGAAAAAACTCGGACTGATTACCGACCGTCTTAGCCAACGCGAGGCGTTCCGCATCTACCGGGAATCCGTGATTCGTGCCCTTGTCCGCCAGCGGCTCATCGCACGCCATAAAGCGGGAAACGGCCCCTACGCAAGAGTATTCTATTCCCGGCATGAAATCGAAATGCGGCTGCAACAAGTCAAGGAAGGACTAATCAAACTATAACGAAGGCTTATATGGCAGGCAGGAACGTAAAGCGGGGGCTGGTCTATTTCCGGCTGGACTGCGACATTATGCAGGACCGCAAGATTAAGCGGCTGTTCCGCCGGTTCGGCAGCGACGGCCTTGCGTTTTACATCGTTCTGCTGTGCGAAATCTACCGCGACCGGGGCTATTATATCAACGTGGATGCCGACCTGCTGCCCGACGTGGCCGATACGTGCGACATCGAGGACGAGCGTGCCGAAGCGATCCTCGCCGAATGTATCGCGCTGGGGCTGTTCAGTCGAGACCTTTACGAACGGAGCCATATCCTCACATCCAAAGGCATACAGGCCCGTTATCTCGATATCATGGCGATTCTGCGGCGAAAGGGCGGTATTGATTCCGCACTTTCCCTTATTTCTTCCGAAGAAATCGGTAAAGGTTCCGAAACATTCCCGGAATCATCCGAAGTTCCCGGAGCAAATGCACATTCTGCCGCAATCCTACCGAAAGATGATGAAATCACCCGCATTTCTTCTGACAATAGAATAGTAAAGAAGAGTAAAGTAAACGATACAAAGCATAAAGACATAGATACACATACCGGAGAGTTAAGGAAGGGGGTGGAGGGGGAAACCATTCCGACCGGAGAGGCTGCCTCCGTCCCACTGCCGGAATGGGATACGCTACGCGACCGTCGGGCGGCCGAAATCTTCGGGCGTTCGTGGCATGAGCTCGCCCGACACGAACAAATGTACCTCTGGGCGGCGCACTATTACCCCCTCATGCTCCAATTCTCCCGGCCCCTCACGCCGCAAAACTGCGAGAGCATCCTCGCCCGCGTCCCGAACTACATCGACATTGACCGGATTTTCGAATCAATCAGTAACCGGAAAAATATCATAGCCGAGAAAGTCAGCGCGATAGCCACATTCAACGCCTTTGCTCGCATGGATGTAATCCTGCGGGGCAAACAAAAAATATGACGTTATGGAGAGCCTTTACAATACTGTCCGACGAGTGGTCGAAACTAAACGCGCCACCAAGCAGGAACCGGCCATAGCTCTGTTCCGGGAACTGGACGATATAATCCCAGGACAACGTTCCGCATGGGAACCGATTCTGTACCGATTACGGGACATCGGACTGCTCCATATCGGTCCGACAATCCGGGACAGCTACGCCCGGCCCGTCGAACTGCGGATTGTAGCGGATGAAGCTGTGCACACGGAGCTTCTAAACTGGGGAAAATCCCCGGTATTGTTCATAACCCTAAAAACACAAAACTATGACGAAACATGAAATCGCCCGGCAGATAGCCGGGAAGCGCGGAATCGAGAAAGAGGTGGTACTGGACATCGTGGAAGAACTGATGCGGACTGTCAAGCACAAGGTTGCCGCAGGAGAGACGGTCTATCTACGGGGATTCGGGTGCTTCGCCCCGAGGCTCCGCAAAGCAAAGATCGGCCGCGACATTTCGCGCGGAACCTTCGTCGAAATCCCGGAGCATGTAGAGCCGGACTTCAAACCCTATCCGGATTTCAAAAAACTGCTCTATCGAAAGTAATTAAACCTTTACGGCCCCGCCTGCGGGCGGGGCATTTTACAACTACAACCATGACTGAAATTTTTGGAAACATTACTCTGATTCGGGGCGACGGACGGGAATTGCTGCCACTCATGGCTCCCCGCTCTTACGACCTTGCGCTGGCCGATCCTCTGGCGAGTTTCGACACTCCGGCGGATATTCCGGCTGTTTGCTTCGCACAACTGGTGCGCGTCAGCCTCAACCAAATCGTATGGAACGGCAATCTGTTCGACCTCCCCGAGACGCGCGGAGTAATATGCTGGGACCGTATGTATCGGGGCGAAAAGCGGCCGCAATGGGAAATGGCTTGGACGTCATTCGACCTTCCGCCAAAGATTTTCAAGTACACACCTCGCGGCAGGATTGTAGGCGGGCGTGTCAATAAGCCCGTCGCTTTGTGGCGGTGGCTGCTTAGTCGGTTTGCGGAACCAGGCCAGCGGATTCTCTCACCCTTTGGCGGGAACCTCAACTTGATAATCGCTGCACACGGGCTGAGTTTTCCCCTGACTTTACTGGAGCACGACATCGAACGCTACGAAACTGCCTGTCGGTGGCTACAGGAGCATCGGCCACCGGACAGCGGGCAGTAACCGAACCTTCAAGAAATGAACGAAATATAACATAGTTCCATAACATGCAGATTGTTGAGCTTCTGAAAATCAGGCTTTTGTTTCAAACAAAAACCTAATCAGAAATCAACATGAAAGTAGTATCATTATTTGATGGAATGAGTTGCGGACAAATTGCATTGCGGGAATTAGGCGTAGTCCCGGAAATCTATTACGCCAGCGAAATCGACCGCCACGCTATCGGGCAGACACAGCTAAATTTCCCGGATACCGTGCAACTCGGCGATGTAACGCGGTGGCAGGAGTGGGACATCGACTGGACGGGCATCGACTTAATCCTCGCCGGCTCGCCCTGTCAGGGGTTCAGTTTCGCGGGCAAAATGCTGGCTTTCGACGACCCGCGCAGCCGTTTGTTCTTTGTTTTTGCGGACATCCTCAACCACGCAAGGGTAGCAAATCCCCGTGTGCGTTTTTTGCTGGAAAACGTGAACATGAAAAAGGAGCATCTGCGGGTAATTACGGAATACGTCGGAGTGTTTCCGGTGCGGATTAATTCAGCGCTCGTGAGCGCACAGAACCGCGATCGGTGGTATTGGACGAACATACGCACCCGACAAGAGGGACTTTTTGGGGAACTTTATTCCGACATCCCGCAGCCCACCGACCGAAGGATATTGTTACGCGACATTCTTGAAAACGAGGTGTCGGGAAAATATTACCTAAGTGACAATATGCTGAATTGGCTTAAAAAGCACGCTACCAAACAAGGTACGTCCATAAAAATAAAACTCTGTAATGACAAAATCGGATGCTTGACATCGGCTCAATTCAAAATGAATTTATCAAGTGATTATGTTTTACAACTTCCGCATGGCAAAAGTCGGGGCGGTGTTCATGTAAATAAAACGCCCACGCTATCCGCAAACGCTTGGGAGCAGAATAATTTGATGATACAACTGAATCGTAACAAGGAATTCGGAACCCAGCCGAGACAACAAAACAGGATATATTCCCGACACGGGAAATCCCCGGCCTTAGCCGCAGGACACGCAGGGCAGACATCCAATGTTTTGGATGATGTTCGTGTCCGGCGCCTGACGCCGCTGGAGTGCGCCCGCTTGCAGACGGTTCCCGATTGGTACAGGTGGCGATGCTCCGACACGCAGATATACCGGATGCTCGGTAACGGCTGGACGGTCGAGGTGATAATGCACATTTTAAATTTTTGGGACAGGATAAACAGAGAGAGACAACGATTATGCGGGGACTTGAAAGAAAAATAGCTTATTCAATCGGACTGTTGCGGCGAGCCGAAAGGCTCGCCCTGCAACTATCGCCGGAGGGTTTTTACCTTGCCTTTTCGGGCGGGAAAGACAGTCAATGCGTCTACCACCTTGCGAAGCTGGCCGGGGTGAAATTCCGGGCGCACATGCAGGTCACGACCATTGACCCGCCGGAACTGATGCAGTTTGTACGGACACATTACCCGGACGTGATTCTGCATCGTCCGCCCATCAATTTCTATAAGCTGGTGGAGCGAAAAAAAATGTTGCCCCGTTCCAACGTCCGGTATTGTTGTGCGGTACTGAAAGAGGACGCCGGGGCGGGGACTGTTACGCTTACCGGAGTACGGGCCGCCGAAAGTAGCCGCCGTGCACGGCGAAATGAAGCGGAAATTTTCAGCCATAACGCACACCGGCGCAAGGTTGCCAATCCCGATTTATTCGACCTCAACACCGAGAAGCAGCACTTATGTATTCGAGGGCAGGATAAAATTTCCGTACAACCGATATTCCGGTGGAGCGACGCCGACGTTTGGAATTTCCTGCGCGGAAACGGAATCGAATACTGCCGTCTTTACGACGAAGGTTTTACACGGATAGGCTGCATATTCTGCCCTATGGGTTCCCGCCGCTCGCACATACTGGAGCGTGCCCGTTATCCGGGCGTGGAACAGGCGATAAAGCGGAGTATCCATAAGATTATCGACGAGCACGGATATATGAAAGGTTTTCAAGCGACGGCTGACGAGGTATTCGACTGGTGGCTGTCGAAAGAACCGGCGTCTGAGTTTTTCGGGATGCTGCGCGGGCAGACGAAACTAAACCTTTAATGACGTGGAGCAATTCGGAAATATTATCCTGATACATGGCGATTGCATGGATCTATTGCGAGAGTTACCGGACGGAGCATTTGACTTGGCGATTGTTGACCCTCCCTATGGAATCAACGCTCCGAACATAACAATGGGGATAGCCAGTGGGAATGGCATAAGTGTCACCCAGCGATTGAAAAAGGGCCGCTTGAACTCCGGTGGCGGAAAGTTGAAAAACAGGGTACTGAACTCGATGCCGCTAACGTGGGATTACGAACAGCCCACGCCGGAATATTTTAAGGAATTGTTCCGATGCAGTAAAAACCAAATAATATGGGGCGGCAACTATTTCAATTTGCCACCCACGCGCGGAATAATTTGCTGGGACAAGATACAGCCATGGGATAACTTTTCTCAGGTGGAAATGGCTTGGACTTCATTCGACCGCCCGGCGCAGTTGTTCAGGTACTCTACTCGCGGCAGAGCCAATGCGGAGAAGAAGATACATCCGACACAAAAACCTGTCGCTCTTTATGTGTGGTTGCTGACCCGATATGCGAGACCGGGCGACCGGATAATAGACACGCACGGCGGCAGTATGAGCATAGCGATTGCGGCGCACGATCTCGGGTTTGAGTTGACAGTTGTTGAGAAAGACCGGGAGTATTACGAAGCGGCGCGGGAACGACTGAAGCGACACCAACGGCAAGGAAAATTATTTTAAAACGATGAATACGGAAAATAAAATAATCAGGGTATTTCCCGTGCTGACACATGCGACACCAAACGATGAATTGGTACGGGTGAATACCGTGCCGTCTTTGTTCGATATGGAACTGGCGGTGGACGCCGTACATATCTCCGTCGCCTTTACATGGCATAAACGCTGGGCGGAATGGGCGGCGAAGCAATGGGAGCGTGTCGCGCCCGTGAAGCTGGGGGGCCCGGCCTATAACGAGCCGGGCGGGGATTTCGTGCCGGGACGATACATGAAACGTGGGTATGTGATAACATCGCGGGGCTGCCCGAACCGCTGTTGGTTCTGCTCCGTACCGTTGCGCGAAGGCGGTAAGCTGCGGGAACTGCCGGTGACCGAGGGCTGGATTGTGACGGACGATAACCTGCTTGCCTGTTCTCCCGGCCACATCGACGAGGTATTTGCCATGCTGAAGCAGCAACCGCACAGACCCCAATTTACCGGTGGATTGGAGGCGGCATTGCTAACACCGGAATATGCTGCCCGATTGAAAGCACTGAGACCTAAGACGCTCTATTTTGCTTACGACACCCCGAATGATTTGGAGCCGCTCGTTGAGGCAGGTAAGATGCTACATGAGGCCGGATTCACGAAAGAGAGCCATTGCGCCCGCTGTTACGTGCTATGTGGCTATAAGGGCGACACGTTCGACAAAGCGCAGCGGCGCATGGGCGAGGCATGGCGTGCCGGCTTCCTGCCTTTTGCTATGGTCTATCGGGATACCGGAGGCCGTAAGCCGCCCGAATGGATCAGATTTCAAGAACAATGGGCTAACCGAATTATTACGCCCCTCAACTGCATAAAATATTTCGGAAAATGACAAACCTGAAACGATACGATTATGAATGAATTTATGATTTTCCTGATTTGCGGTGTGATCGCCGCATTGGTGGCAGCAATAGTGTGCCTGCTGTTCCGGCTCCGGGATCGGCGCGAAACAGCCAATACTTACCACCCCGCGCCGGGGCGGTGCGAACGTAATCCTGCCAGTTACCGCAACAATGGAAAGGATATGGATTAACTACTCGCCCGAGCTCGCCGCCGTAGGGAAAAAGGTTTTGGGGTTTCCCGACCACCGGGGATATTCCGCGCTCGGAATAATCCGTGCCGTCATGCCTAACGGGCTGTGGGTGGAATACGAGGGGATAGGGCCGGTATTGCTCGACCGGGCGGGCAAGTTCAGCGAGGGAATAGATTGTAACCGGGATATAAACCTTGTTGAAAAATGA